AGAATAAACAAGAGTCTTATCGTTGACCGCAAATTCAAAACCTTTGAATCCGTCACCGAAGACCTCGCTAGTCTTCTGCTGAAACCATTCGTACCGTTTCTGGTTCTCCTCTTGGACACTTTGAGCCTGTGCCATATATTCCTTGTAAGCTTTAGAAGCCTCTTGGTCCTCGGCAGAAGTCGCCATACCACTTGACTCAAGTGGCGCACGATATTTCTCCCGCTCTTCCTCGAAGAACTTCTTAGCTTTCGCAAGCTCTTTCTTTATAGCCAGCTTTTTTCGCTTGACATCAGATTCATCGTCAAGGTCCTCATCATATGAGAAACGCTCATCAATCATAAACTGAACGTCTTCCGAGTCTAAGTCAGACTCAGTCTGCGCATAGTACTGGGCTAAAAGACTTTGTGGGTCGCTGTCATCAATTTCTTCATTAAGCTTAATAAAGTCTTTGATTCCACGACCCGTTTCTTTTTTATACTTCAAATAGGAAGAAACATCCTCAGGCAATTCAGTGGCCTCTTCTCTGGCACTAAATAGCTCATCAACGGAGTTAATCTCCCTATTGTAGCGATTCTTGATAAATGAAAGAACTTCCTCGTCACTAAGCTGAACGGGCGCCTCATTATTTTGTACCTCTCCCATAGCTGGTTGAGGTGATTCATTTCCTTCCGAAAGAGATTGTTCGTGTTTAGCAAGCAACTCTCCCTCTATCTCTTGAACTGATTTGGCTTCCACCGAACCAAGTTCTTTTACCTTGATTTCCATAGATTTAATTTAATTAAACAAAGTTATGATAAAAAATATAGAGATTATCTGGGCTCAAACTCCGCAAAGTCAAATCCATCCAATGAGTCTTCGTTAGACTCAAAATTGATAGGTGCCGACTTTGTTTGTCTTTGGTTTATAAGCTTAGATTGCTCTGTGTTTTGTTGACTGATGCGCTTATCCTTAGCCTTTTCTTTGCTGTCCTCTCTTTCTTTAAGTGCGGATTCCGATACGCCCTTTAGGCTCATTTGATACTGGAATTCCTCAGCCATCAATGAACGCTTAAGCTCAGCCTCGTTACGCATCTTCTCAATCTCAAACGCCACCTCAGCCTGCTTGATTTGCATCTTGCCCTGAGTCTCGGCTTGTATTTTCTGAAGAGCCGCCTCTGAAGCCATCTGCTGTGACTGCATCTGGAGTTGCGCCTGCGCCTGCTGCTGTTGCATGGCCATCAACTGGTCCTGCTCCATCTTCTGCTTGCGCTTAACTTTAAGAAGCTGGTTTGCCATCTTGAGATTCTTAATCTCTCTGATGTCAATGGCATCCTCAAGGTTGATATCTCCCTTAGACAACGCCATCTGTATATTGGCCTCTAGCTGAGCCTTCTGCTCTTCATCTGGAGAAATCTCTATAAAGATGCCAAAGTCATAAATGTACAAGTCCTTGATTTGTTCAAGGATAGACACATTGTATTTGCCAATTTGATTGATAAACTCTTCTTTGAAGTCAGAGTACTCAAGAATGTCAGATATACGCAACGCCAATGCTTCAGCAAGGGTTCGTGTCATATATAAGCTACTCTCGAGGATGTGTCTTGTTGCAGTGTTGGAGTTGAGTGCTGCAAGCTTCTGCACGCCGACCAATGCGTTGGGGTCTGGCGTTGAGCCGTCGCGAGCCTCGTTGAGTCCAGTAACAGCGCGAAGCATGTCCATATAGTGGTTGTAGTTGCCAATAAGTGCAGCCATCTTAGACTGACCAGAATTCCCAGTCAATTGTTGGATGGGCACTCTGGCATTATTGAACTCACCGTCTTGCGTGTACGAGCGACCAATGACCGAACCGGTCTGGAAGTACAAGCGTAGGGCGTCTTCTGGATTATATGCCGAGCCAGTTCCAAGGTCAACCTCATTAAGGCCATCGGCATCAATAAAGACTCCGTCCGGTACCATTCTGGAGATAACCTGCTGTAGCTTAAGGTGAGTAATCTGAATCAAGTCAGCGAATGGAATCATTCTACGAACTAAAGACTCGATGCTACCCTTATACATTCTAGGCGCAACGGCTACATAGTTGGGCATTGCATGTTGAGATGCAGACTTTGGACGAACCATGTTCTCCATCATTTCCCACTTGAGTACGATGTTTGTTCCCATCACCATTACGCCCTCGTACCATACATCGATGGTTTTTTCCACCTTGCTGAACTTTCCCTCCTCCATCATTTCTGCTGGGGGGTTGAAGGTATCGTCTTTTTCAATGACCCGAGTTCCGCCGTCTTCTAACTCCTTCTTCTTATAGACAAACTTCTTAGTAGTCTTGTAGTTGAAATATAAAAGTGTCGCAGTATCACGATAGAAAATATCATTATCATAGAACTGGGAAACATTAAAGTAATCGTACCATGTTTGACTATACTTTGATATAGTATCCAAATCCTCATTAGTGAGGGTGTTGTCGATTTTCAAGAGTTCCGTAATTGGAACGGTCTTAATTTCTCCCCAATAGAAACAGTCTTTAAAGTGAGGGTCTTCCGTATAGCTGTACACCACGTTAGCTGGGTCTACATAACTAATTTTTATGCCCTCTCCAGCTAGGAACTCTTGCTTTGCCATTCCTACGCCAAGGACAGCCAAGTCATAGTCTACCCGCTTCCGTGTATCATTATAATGATTCTCGTCGAGTATAGTATTAACGGCCTCTTCTTCTGCAATCTCAATGGCTGGCTTATACTTCAATTGCATGTGAAGTTTCAACTCATCATCATCCCTTGGCAACTCCATAGGATTAACCTGGAAGGGGTCAATACCAAAAGACTCTGACATCTTAGCAAGAACATCCTTAGCCACCATATCACCTTCTACCATGTCTTGGTATTGGTTTCTCTTTTCAGCAGATATGGCGTCTTGTGCATATGCCTTAACGGTGAATAGTCTATCAGACATCCCGTTAACAACAATATCCACAAACTTAGGAAGTATGGGTACGGGTGTCCAGTCCAGATTTAAATAGCTAAGGTCGCCATCAATGGCGAGCTCATTCTTATACTTCGAAATGGACTGCTCGCCTCGTGCGTAAAGGCGCAATCTCATGAAGTCTCTTAGCTGAGAATAATACCTGCTGGTGTTCCCGTCCTTTCGAAACCACTCATATTGAATCGCCTGCCCAATCTGAAGACCGAACTCATCAGTGGCCTTCTCCGCATCAGAAACAAACTGACTTGGAAATCCGGTAGGAGAGATGTTTATATTTACCTCTTTCATTTACTGTAATAGTTCGCTTCGTGAACCGCGATTATTATATCTAGCAAAGTTAACGCTTATTTTTGATTGCTTTTGCTCTGGGAGATAGGCGTGCTTTTGGTTTGCCATAATGGCTAAGCCGGAGCTAATCGTGGCGTCAAACTTAGTTCTGTTGTTTATATCAAATCTAGCCCAGTCCTCAAGTGTTCTGGTAAAATACATCTCGCCCATGTCCTCGGCGTCCCTGTAGGTACCCTCCATATCTACGCCAACGTGCTTCTCAATATACGTCTCAACTGCAGATGCGTGAGACTGCTTCACATCTTCGCTGGTGTTCGGGATGCCTCCAAGTTCTTTTTCCGTCTTTGAAAGTTTAGCTAAGTGCTTGTCGGGTCGGTTCATGCTAAATCCCCTATATCCCCTATTCTTAAAATGATACAAAAGCCTTGGCTTGTTGTTTTCTGCCAGCACGGGCATGCCATAGAAAACGCAGGCCATCAGTACATCTTCAAAAAATATTTCTGCGGTCTGTGGTCTGGCTACATACTCTAAGAAAAAGTGATTGGTTGGAGCTTCGTCCATGTGAAATTTAGTCATTCCATGCAGCGCCCCATTAGAACCCCCTCCGCCTACAACTCCAGATATGTCATATGAGTCACAGCCAAAGGAGCCAATGTGCTAATTTCCAGGGTATTTGGTTCCGTTTCTTGTCACGAAATTATTTTGCAGATGTCTTGGAGGTAGCCACGTCACCTTGAATCTTCCGTTCTTATCTGGCGTCCAGACAACTTTTGTGTCCTTCTCTCCGTTCATCCAATGGAATGAGCCTCTTGTTATAAAGTGCTCTGTGATGATGCTATCGTTATAATCAATCTGCTGATATATCTTGGTTAGGTTGAAGATAGACGCCTTGCTCTCGTCCCTAAAGGCGTGAGATTCTGTTCGCGGGAACTGTCTATAGAATTCATTAAGAGCATCAGAGTCAGACTTTAACGATGACACTTCATTGTTCCAGTAGTCAATTGCTCCAATCTTAATTTGTAACCCATCTATGCCGGTGACTGGCGACTCTGGAGTTGTGAGCACGGGCATCCCATGCTTGTCTATGTATCCTTCAAAGTTCCACTCCATCGGAATAAATAGAGAGTATAGTCCGCTCTTTGTCTGACCATTAGCTCCACGCTTTGTTGCGTCAGAGTCGTAGTATAGTTTCTTGAAGTTATCTCCACCCTTGTCAAGCGCGTTAGACGTTGAGCCCATCATGCACTTCCCAATAATCTTAGAACCCAAACGCAAACAGGTCTTGGTGACTCGCCAGTTATTTAGGATGTTGTCTGGCTTCATCCACTTACCACTCTCGTCATGCACCAGTAATTGCAGCTTCTCGCCGTCATAGCTGTTGTCTGCTGTGTTTTTCCAGTCGATGGTAGTGTCCAGTCCTTCTACGTCATCCGTTTCCGTATTGGACATATTCTTCTTTGTAATCTTAGAGGCGGGAACTCGGTATGCAAGCTCTGTCTTCGGCTTATCCATGCCATCCATGATGGGCTTGAAGAAGAAGGGTAGGTTGCTGTTGATGGGGACCACCTTGTCGGTGAACATTTTCTTGGCGTCAGAACCCGTCTTAGACAATATGCCTATACGAGAATCCTTGGCTGTTGTTGCTATGTTCACAGTCTCAGAAGACCCCATAAAAGAAAATCCAGAACGACGTATCTTCAGGTAGCACATACCAAAGGAGCGAGAATCAGCCCTACATGCTTCCCAAAATATAAAGAAGATTCTATTAGCCTCTCTAAAGTCTGGAAGCCCTATGTCAATCTTTGTCCACTGTAGGTACATATAATGGGAGCCGGTTATGTAGGATGGAATCCCTTCGTTCATAAACCAAAAACCAGCCTCCCTTCTATCGAACTCCTGTTCGATATAGTCAACCCATCTATTTTTAAAATCTGAAGACTTTTCGTGCCATGCAAATATGGATTTTATCCTATGTAATTCTTGAGGATAATCAAATGGCTGCCAATATTGCTCGTGCTCTTTTTTGCCCCTGGCGTATATTTTGTCTGGCTCGGCCGGAAGCGCGACAAGCAGTCCGCTTATATTGTATATGTCGCCAATAGTCCCGTCTTTGGATATAATAACAATGTCGTACTTGTCATCATATCCATATGCCCAGCTCTTTGCCTTGTTCTTTTTCTTTAAGACATTCTCTGGCACCGCATCATATATGATGTGGTATAGCCTATTTTGCTCTTCGTTCTGCAAAGCCACCTCTTGATTTAGATTCTTCGGCTGGCGACTCAAGTGCCGCGCGTTCCGATTCTATGCGCGATAGAATCTCAAACGCATCAAAAATGGCAAGCTTTTTGGTGGCGGCAGCATTTTTTAGTCTATCAGCAGCAAGCTCATCTTCTGGGTCTGGCTTGATTATGTCCTCCTGCGCTACCTTAATAAGCTCTTTAACAGCTTTTTCTCCAGCCTTTATGATTTGTAATTTGATTTCATTCGCGTCCATCATAGCAAGATACAAATGTTATCGCTATTTACCCTATAGAGTTTTTCTCCGTCTATATTGAACTCATACTCGCTATCCGGAGTAAATGCAACCTCATCCCCCTCAGATAGGCCATGCTCCATTAATATGGATGTACTATATCGTATTGTCCCAACCAAAGGTTCCTCTGAGCCTGGCTTAGTGATATAATAGTCCTTGACCGGGGATGGCTTAATGAAGCAGTACTTCCCTGTCGTTCTCCATCTGACGCCATCATTGAATAAAAAAAACTGCTCATCTGCCACCAAAAATGTATCATCCTTAACAAAGTTGTGGCTGCTTCTCTCGCGGCCACGCATATCGTTGTAGAACTTAAATACATTATGGTGAACAACAAGCGTATCCCCCTTCTTTATTGGGCCCGTGTATCCAGATGGAGTCTCTACTACTTCCGCAAACCTATTTGATACCTTGTGGTCTTCTTTCGAAGAGCTTACAATAAACTCTATGCCACCGATGTCCTTGATGTTGTCGTATCGGCGCCCCTTTTCCGGCCTAACAATAAATGAACGCGGCGACTTCATGAGCCACAGCCTTCGCAATCTGGATTGTCAATGCTACACGCGGCAGGTTGGGGTGCGTCTTCAAGTTGTGAAATCCAGCTGTCTAGGTTCTTGCTCATGATGTTTAGAAATTGATGTTATACTCTATAGAAACGGGCATATTAGAGTTGAACTCTTTCCAAAGAAAGATTTCATCTTCTGCTTCTACCCAAATTTTTATGTGCCCGCTGTCCTTATCCTGCTGGATGAGGTGAATCTTATAAGAGCCCCCAAGAACCTCTTGGTCAACGATATAATGCATAGCGCCAGACTTGTAGTCCGCGCCAACGGATACTTTTCTAATGTCCATTAAAGTAAAGTTAAACAGCTATTTGATTTCGCTGTATGAAATAAACAATATCCCAAACATATGCAGTGCCTCCGTGAGAGCTAATCTTCACGCTGATTCCATCATTAACGGCGTCAGCATCTGCATAATACTGATAAACAAGGTGAAAGTTCTGCTCCGTGCTATTCCCCTTAGCGAACACCATGGAATCAGATAGCCTTTCATAAGGAGTCAAGCCACCGCTGGTTAAGAAAAAATCTAAGTGCGTTTGGTTGGCGTTTGGCGCTTCTGCCTTGAAAACGACAGTAATGCTATATGTGTCATTTTCATTGATTGAAAGAACCTTTGATGTGGATGGGTCATAAAAAACATGAGGCCCGTAGCTGTATGATGTTATACCATTGTTGGGGAGTGTTTGCACAACTCCATCCAACAACTCAAGCTTATTCATTGACGTGAACTCGTCATCATCAAAGCGCTGCCATCCGGCAACGGGAGCTTCGTACAATCCAAGTACAGACGATACCGTGAAATTCTTCGTAGCGTTAGAATCGTTAGCGTCGGTCCCGATAATAATGTCAGAGCCCTGTGGGGCTACTACTGGATATGTACTAATCTTTGCCATCTTTCTTCTTTGTTAGAACAACAAAGATAATAAATTACTTCTTGGCTCTGTTCGCGCTCCTGGACATTACAGACAGGTTGGGGCGTCTGTTGTCCTTAGGGTTTCCATTTGAGTGGTCGACATCTTTCCCGTCTCCCTTCTTTACCTTCCCCGCCTTTACCATTGCACGACGCGCCGCGTTTCTAGATACACGGTCCTTGACAGTCTTCTTTCCGTACTTCTTGTCGTACTCCGCCTTTTTCTTTTTTGCCTCCGGGTGGGTTGCGTAATATTTTGCTGTTTCTTTCATTAC